TCAACTCGAAGCACTCATCATCAGCATTTTGGGGGCAATGCCCGCAGGATACGTGGTCGGCGATGTCCAAAGGCCGTCAATCGTTTCAGTCGGTGCGTCAAATTTGCTCGTTGCAGATTTGAATGTCTCGACTTATTTCACACAGGAAAACAACTAGGAGACAAAATGGCAACGACTATCATCACAGGTAGAGACATCACATTCACCATTGATGGTGATACGTTTGATGCTCAAGCTACTTCAGCAACACTCACAATCGATTCGACGATCAATACATATCAGACACTCGATGGTAAGGCTTATTACACCACCGATACACAGGGTACCTTCGCGGTCGAAATGCTTCAGGACTTTGGCGCAGCGACTTCACTTTGCGAAGCTCTTTGGAACGCAGCTGCGTCTGCACCAAATACAGCTTTGCCAGTGCTTTTCACAGTTGCAGGCGTTGCATACGCTTTCGACGTTCAGCCAATCTTCCCTGCACTCGGTGGAACTGCACCTGATGCCCTAACTGCATCACTTTCATTTACCTGCGTGACCACGCCGGTACTGGACTAATCACAAAGAATCGGGAGAAAAGAAATGAAGCTACCAATCACAATTGAATACACAGCGGGAAATCAGGAGACCTACACAGCCCAGCCACCGGAGTGGGCTAAGTGGGAGAAGCTGACTGGCAATATCATTTCGCAGGCGCAAGAGAAGATCGGGATTTCCGATCTTCTTTTCCTGGCTTATCACGCAATGAAACGTGAGAGTGCTGGCAAGCCGGTGAAACCTTATGAAATTTGGTGCGACACAGTCGTAGAAGTTTCAGTGAACCAATCAGACCCAAAAGCCACAGACCCGGAAGCATAGGCAGGATTCTCGTCGATCTAGCCCTAGCAACCGGAATCCCGATGCAATATTGGGAGTCAGCCGAAGATGTGCTGACTGCGATCGAGATATTGGAGAGCAAGAATGGCAGATGAGGCAATTGCTTATGACAAAAGCGATCTTCGTGGTGTCATCCGTGCTTTTAAGGCGATGGAAGATGAAGCAATCGGCGAAGCCAAAATCACTTCCAATGCTTTGGCAACTTACCTTCAGGGCAAGATTCAAGCAAAAGCCGGAACGCTGGAATCGCGTGAAGTAGCTGGACGAATTGCTCAAGGATCGCGGGTAAGCAAGTCAAGCAAAATCGGTGAAATCTCATTTGGTTTCGTAAGCCAAAAATTTTCCGGTGGTGCAACGACTCAAATGCTTTGGGGTGGTTCCGAATTTGGTTCCAATAGATTCAAGCAATTTCCAGTGTGGTCAGGTCGTGAAGGCCGTGGATCACGTGGATGGTTTATCTATCCAACCCTGCGTGCCGAACAGCCATACATCATCAATGAATGGGAAAATTCATTCGCTAAGATTCTGAAGGAGTGGTAATGGCTACCGGATCAAGAACGCTTAAACTATCGATACTCGCCGACGTCGATCAGCTGAATAAATCGCTGAAGGCAGCAAATAACGACGTCGAAAGTTCAAGTAGCAAGATTTCAGATTTTGGCAAAAAAGCGGGATTGGCCTTTGCCGCAGCTGCGGCAGCTGCCGGTGCTTATGCCGTCAAGATTGGCATCGATGGGGTAAAGGCTGCAATCGCTGATGAACAAGCTCAGGTCAAATTAGCCGGTGCCCTACGCAATGCCACAGGTGCAACCGATGCTCAAATAGCATCAGTGGAAAAGCAGATTTTGAAAATGTCACTGGCCACAGGCGTCAGCGACGATCAACTTCGTCCGGCGATGGCTCGATTGGCCTTGTCCACGCAAGATGCGGGCAAAGCGACCGATTTACTGGCTTTGGCGATGGATATATCAGCGCAGACCGGAAAGCCGCTAGAAGGGGTCGCAAACGCCTTAGGAAAGGCCTATGACGGCAATACAGCCGCTTTGGGTAAGTTGGGCATAGGTCTATCGTCAGCTGAACTCAAGGCCATGTCATTCGAGGAAGTTTCAGGCCGGCTCACGACTTTATTTGGCGGTGCAGCTACGGCCAACGCCAACACCTTTGCAGGCCGAATGGAACGACTCAAAGTCACATTTGATGAAGCCAAAGAGACTATCGGCTTTGCCCTATTGCCTATCCTGGAAAAATTGATGTCATTCATGTCAATCCATGTCATCCCAATTGTGGAACGTGTATCAAACGCATTTTCAAACAAATCAGGTGGCTTGACCAACTACATCACTTATCTTGGCGAAGTCATCACAGGCGTATTCACGCCAATTTGGAATGGCTTGGTCAAAGCTTTCGGAATGGTCAAAAATGCTATCGGCGAGAACATGGATGAATTCATGGCCTTCGGCAAGCTCATTGCAGAATACGTGGCACCGGTTATCGGCACAGTATTAGGCAAGGCATTGCAAGGTGTAGGCATCATTGCCAGCGGCGTCATTGATGTCGTTGGTGGAATCGTCGGAGTCATCACCAAAGCCATTCAAGGCGCAATCACGGCAATCAATTGGCTTCTCGATAAATACAATTCGATTCCACTATTGCCGAATGTGCCACTGATTCCAGTTTCGTCTGCCCCAACAGTCACAGTGCCAAAATCCGGATCATCGACATCAACGCAGACCCCAGTGATTCCATCGATACCAACAATTCAGCCGCCATCAGTTTCAGGATCATCATCCGGAACCGCATCAGTGGCCGCAGCTGGTCAGACTATTTCCAACATGGCTGCGACCCTTGTACCGACAGTCACCATCGGCGGTGCGCCTGCGGGCTATCAAACAGAATTATTCCGACCAACAGTAACAATTGGTGGGGCACCTGCCGGATACCAAAGCAATGCAGTGGCTCCACAGGTCACAGTCAATATGGGTATCGTCGGTGATCCTGAAGCAGCTGCACGAACCATCGTCAATACAGTCAATGATGCTTTCTATCGCGGCACAGGTGGGGCAACGGCTTTCAGGGTTGAACGATGACAGTATTTAATCCAGTATGGCAAGTCACCATCAATGGCGTGAATTACACTGAATTCGTACTGGCAAATTTAAGCATTACAAGTGGTCGCACAAATATTTATGAGCAGGCGCAGGCAGGATATTGCAGCCTTACTCTTTACAATGTGACGCAATCACAGGTTAATTTCAATATCAATGATTCAGTAGGAATTGGTCTTAAAGATTCCAACGACGTTTTCGTGCCTATATTTGGCGGTTCCATTGTCGATCTAAGTATCGAGGTCGCAAATGCCGGAAGCATTGGAATTACCCAGTCAATAACTATTGTGGCATTGGGTGCGCTTTCAAGGCTTCAAAAGGCTTTATACAGCACATCACTCAATCGTGATTTTGATGGGAATCAAATTGAAGAAGTATTGACAGATTTGCTGATCAATAACTGGTCAGAAGTTCCGGCGGCTTTGACGTGGGCTACATATACGCCAGCCACAGAGACGTGGGCAAATGCTCAAAATTCAGGTTTAGGGGAAATTGATACACCTGGCAATTATGATCTCGCGGCTAGATCAGCCGATGTCACTGATGTGTATTCGCTGGTTTCATCATTGGCTACATCCGGTCTTGGTTATATATATGAAAATGCTCAAGGTCAGATTTCCTATGCAGATTCAACCCATCGATCTATTTACCTTGCAACGAATGGATATACCGACGTTTCAGCAGCTCAAGCCATTGCCCCAGGAATCAAGATTCAAACGAGGGCTGGCGATGTACGCAACGATTTGACCATTAAATATGGAAGCAACTCATCGAGCCAGGTAAGTGACGAAGATTTGATTTCCGTCGCAATCTTTGGTCGTTTGGCTCAAATCATCAACACCACACTTCACGATCAGAGTGACGCAGAAGCACAGGCATCCTTCTATCTCAAGCTCCGTGCGTATCCCCAATACATGATGCAGTCAATCAGATTCGAACTTACCAACCCGGAAATCGATGATGCTGATCGCGATGCTCTGATCAATATATTCATGGGTCTGCCGCTGCGCATTTCAGATTTGCCGGCAAATATGTCAGCCGGGCAATACGCAGGCTTCGTCGAGGGCTGGCAATGGTCTGCCGGATATAACACCATTTCGGTCACGGCTTTGCTTTCGCCATTGGCCTACTCATTGCAAGCAATGAAGTGGGAAGATGTCAGCGTGTCGGAACAGTGGAACACCATTTCAAACATACTCACATGGGAAAATGCCCTAGTGGTCGCATAAGGAGAAAATATGAGCAATCCGACGAGCAATTTCAACTGGCA